GTTGGAGTCGATATCGAGATCGAACTCACCAGCGGTAGCGGTGTTTTGAACAGCACCTTGCTCAGCAACCTTATAGATGGTGCGGATAACTTCGCGGTTGATCTCAGCCAGAATCTCTGTGGAGAGAATGTTGGCGAGTTCAGCCTCAGCGTTTAATCCGTGGATTGCTTTCAGATCCTGTGCCAGTTCCAGGGAGTACTCAGCCTTGAGGGCGCGTGACTTTGCAGTAACGGTTACCTTCTCAATGCTGAATGCCATCTGGTTAAAGGCATTAGCAGCAGCATCTCCGAGTGCTTCAGACTCGGCAGTTGTCATGCCCTGTCCAACATTATATCCAGTGGGTTCAGCAGAACCTGTTGGATTAAGGACACCGGGGTTGCTTCCGCTTTGTGCGGTTGTACCCATACCACTGGCAGAGGCAGTCATACCACCAGTCAGGTTGCGTCCGAAGTTCTGTCCAGCGAACGCAGAATCAGGCTCATTGTAGAACGCTTCGGTTCCGGACTGATTCTGATAGCGGGAACGCATCGCGAAGATGAGTCCAGTAGGGCCGCTCATGGGTTGAACGCCAGCCAGATCATAAGCGATCAGGTTAGGCATGGAGCGTCTGATCAGGGAGATCAGAACGGGATCGAAGTTGTCTATGCTAGATCCAGTAGAGTTGGTGGGAGCAGCCTCACTCAGGAGGGATCCACCACTCTCAAAGGAGGAAGACTCCTTCAGGAATTTCTCTTGGTTTTCGAGCAGGACAGCGGTTACAGCCTTTCTATGAGGATCTTTGATAGACTCAAGTCCATCATACTCAAGAAGGGGTGCCCACTTCTCCTGCAGCTGTTCGGATTGGAACATTGCGGGTTACCTATGTAAAAAAGTTTAGTGTTTGTTTAATATTAAATTCAGGATTTGCTAAAAGTTCCCAGGGATCTGAGATAAGCACTCATCTGATCAGAATACTGCTGATGGTTGTGAGTTTCACCTTCAGACAGGGTTTCAGTTTTAGCGACGGGAGCAGTTTTAGGGAAATAAGATTCCTTCAGTGTCTCCAGCTTTTCACGATAAGATTCTTCACTTTCAAACTCTACACTTTCAGAAAGTGAGGCGAGCTTCTCCTTCTGAGTGGACGCAAGTCCTTCAGAAACTTCATCAAAGATACCGTCTGCAACAGACTCGCTGAGTCTGCCATTCAGAGCAATATTTTTCTCGATTTGCTCGTTGAGTTTTGTCTCCATATCATCAAGTTTTTCTACCATGCTCTCAAGCACATCATATTTTTCTTCAGGGATTGATACATAATGTTCTTCAAAAAGTCCTTTCATTCCTTCAAGGAATGATTCAGTCATTTCAGTCTTGAGTCCTGATTCAATGGCGAGTGCGTTTTCTTCAAACCACTCGTCAGAGACATACTCAAGATAAGAGTCAACACGTTCAGCGAGTGACTCTTTCGCTGCTTCAACTTCTTCAGAAAGTTTGACAGCGTACTGTGTTTCGAGTTCTTCTTTGATAGCGGCAACCTTAGAGTTGATTGCTGCCTCGAAGATAGTTTTTGCTTTTGCTTTAAAATCTTCGGAGAGTTCTTCGCCACCGAGAAGAGCATTGACATCCTCTTCCATGTCATACTCGGCAATAGTCTCAGTAGTCTCTTCTTCAGCGACTACTTCGTCAGTGGTTTCTTCTTCGATCACAGGTTCCTCGATTTCGACTTCTTCCTCTTTAACACCAGCAGGTGCTGCCATTGCAGGTTTTGCTTTAGCGTTTACTACATCCTTAACTTGCTTAAGGGTGCTACCGGGAGTCTTCAGCTTTGCTGAATCATCATCGGTTTTGTAGTTTTCGGGGGTGGGCCCACCGAGATCTTCGTAAGAACCTGTCTGTCCGGGAGTTGTTCCAGACAGGGAAGGCATAGGATCGCCAGGTTTAGCATTGGCGTTAGCAGCAGTTTTGGACTGCTGTGTCTTTACTTCCATTTCTTGTAATTTTTTGCCACGAGACATTTGAACAGCTCCGTATCCGTTTTTTAAAAACTATATTTATTTATAAATTAGAAAACTTTATCAGTTATCAGAGATTGTTGAGAAAATTGTTAAATAAATCTAATTTTTTCTCATCAAGTTGCTTTTGAGTAGCGAGAGTGTTAATCTCTCTGTATGTTTTCTCCGCAAACTTTTCGCGAAGAATACCACCATCCCATACCCAGTCTTTTCCTTCCATAATTCCCTCAACAAATGCATCGGGAGCAGAAGGATCGGCAACAATATCAGCAGCAGTTGCTAACATAAAGTCGTCACCAACAACATTGATTCCTTCTTTCGTCATTTTGAGTGAACCAATGCCACGAGAAGAAACACCTAGTTTTACACCCTCCTCTACGAGAGAAGATGCAATCTTACCCATGGGTGTATTTAAAATCTTCGCTTTACCAATAAAATTAGAACCAGATTCTCTCAGAGAAACAATCTTGTGAGATACACGATCTAAGTTTACGGTAGGGCCATCGGGGTGTCCGAGTTCACCAAGTGCTCTACCTGCCTGAACATGGTTTTCGTTATATCTACCAACCTCACGGCGAAGTGTTTCCATAGGATACATTCTACCATTACGGTTTTTAATGTTTCCTTGAAGAAATACACCCTCAATATAAAGTTGTTTTTTACCGCCTTTTGATTCGACAATAAATTCGACGGATTCGATTTCTTCTCTGATAAGTTTCATCAGGCAACTCCGGTAGTTTGTACTTGTTGAACGAAAATAGATCCAGCACCAGTGGCGATAGCACCTACTTTAATCGATTTACGAAGAGTGGCGTCATTATCAGAGAAATCTGTGGAAATACCACTCGTATTAGCACTTAGAGTTACTTTAGTACTAAAAGAACCGCTAAAATCTGAGGTTGTATCAACGCTATCAACACCAACGTGACTAATTATCGTTGTCCAGTTACTGTCTGCATTATTTGCTTCAAGAGTAACACAGTCTCCAACAGAAAATGGTTGTTGAGTGCCTTCAGGACAAGTGACAATTGTTTTTGTGCCTGAACTTTCAATAGTTCTAACTCTCTGAGATGCTTTAGTAACACCCAAAGTTTCACTAGTTCCAGCAGGGATGATGTAATCTGTCACTGTTGCTGTTGGTTCTGTACCAATAGCAATATGTGCATCTTCATCTCTGGCGGTAATTCTTAAAACGCTAGATTTTACAGCAATTGCATCACTTTTAGTAGCACTACCACTTGTAGCGATACTTTGTCCAGCACCAACTGTACGATGTGCCATTATTCAGACTCCTCTTCGGTTTCGTCTTCGGTTTCAGTTTCTAATTCGTCAGTGACTTCAAGAGTTTCCTCTTCTTCATCTTCAACTTCAATATCATCCTCACCAAATACACCGTTCGCTACCATAGGACGAAATGCATCGATCCTTTCGGCAGCTTTTCCAAACAGTATCTCTTTGATCCTATCGCTAATTTGCGACGGGGACTCATCGGATACCATCATATCCATAAGTTCGTCCATGTTTTAGTCAATATTTACTATGATTTATTTATATCTCACCACCCTTGGGTAATTCAGGAGCTTCAGTTGCAGATCCATCAACTTCGGGTTCCATAACTGGTTTTCCTAAATCCATTGGAGCATCATTAGGAACTGGTTGTCCAGTTGCAGGATCAATTTGCATTTCTGCTGGATCTGGGATAATTCCTGCTGCAATTTCTTTCTTAATTAGTTTATCTTGCTCAAGGATTTCTTCATCAGTCTGACGAAGAACTTTTCTTCTGATATAATCTTGAGAATAATATTTACCAACATATGTCTCAGCAGTCTGAACAAGAGTGAGTCTCTCATTCATTAGTTCTGCTTCCTTTAGTTCAGCAAAGTGATTATCATACAAGAAGTCATATTGAATATGCTCACTCATTACTTCCCAATCTTCGGGAGTAATGACATTCTTAAGGAGAAGTTGAGTCTTTAGCATATCATTGAACATTCCTGAGAATCTCTTTCTCAAACGTCCAACAAATTTACTAAATTTAACTTCATCCCTCAGGATCTCAGAAGATCTCCCCAAGTTAAACCCGCCATCTCCTTCAATTCTGGAGATAGGAACATTAAGTGACTTGTAGAGTTTCTTTTTAAAATATTCAATATCAGTGATTTCACCCAAGTTTTGTCCGCCAGGCAAAGTGGAGATTTCGGTTCCTCTTCCGCCCTCACGCCTAGGAAGCCAGAAGTCTTCAAGCATTGACATGAATTTTTTGTCATCACGAATCTCACCTGTTTGTGCATTGTATACAAGTTTGTTGCGATACCTGTTCATGACATCGCGAAGATATTGTTCTGCTTTTACTTTAGGCAGATTACCAACATCAATGTAGAAAATTCTACGCTCAGGAGCACGGGATAATCTATAAATTACCAGTGAATCCTCAATCATTCTAAGTTGATTGAGGGATTTGATTGCTTTATGAAGATACGAAAGAGTTGATCCTTTATTACGATCTACAAGTCCAGATGAACAATAAGTAATTGAATCTTTTGAGAACTTAATTCCAGATTGTCCACCACCACCTGCTGTTGCTGGACTTGCAGTGGGATATGAACTCTTTGGATTATACATGAAATATTCTTCAATCTCAGGGAATTCATATTCCATGGGATTGTCTGAACCTTTATTAATATTCGCTAAACGAGTTTGATCATTAGGCCTTTTCTTTTTTTGACGAATATAACGCATCTTCATTGCGTCAATATAGCGCAACTCTTGAATCCCCTCATGAGGATTCTTCATATCAATTACTTTATGATAATAAAGACGCCCGTCAATATACCAATTCCTGTAGATTTCGTGTGCTTTTTTATCAAAATCCAATAAACCAAGAATGAACTTAAATTCTTCTCTAATCTTTTTTTTAATACCATCGCTGGCATTTAGATTAGAAAGTTCAATTTCAACAGGTGAATCGTTTGTGTCTGCAACGATTGCCTCATTTACAACATCTTCGATGGCACTATCACATTCGGGATGAAGTGCCATCTCACGATAACGTTTGATTAAATCAAACTCTGTTTTATAGACTCCTTCAATGTCAACATATTGTCCAAAAAAACCACTTGTCAGATAGTGATCAACCCCGTCCTCATTATTAGGAGGAACGGGGGAAACCACACCGGGTGGAGTTTTTTCGGTATCCTCAATAGAGAAACCAAATAACTTAGCCATGATTTAATATTAGTCCTTTTATTGGACTATTTATCTGGTTACGGTATTGCGTTGATCAGCAGGGCCACCATTGGTGCTGTTAGATCCAGCAACCCAGTATTGAACCTGGAAGGTTACAGTAAATTCTTCAATAGTATCGGTGGTGTCATATGACAGTCCGATTTCAGAAACTTCAGTGGGGAAGATATCGCTGAAGTAATAAGTTCTCAGTGGAGCAATGTCTGAACGTCCACCACTTCCATCTCCACCACCAGAGTTGGTAGTAGAATTTCTTCCTTGATTTGCACCTCTACCAAGTTGATGAACAACAGCATTACCCATGTAAGATCCGGGTGAAGTAGCACCAGAACCATCGGTAAGTTTATTGATACCATTCATCCACTGTTCAAACTTAGTTCTAAGTCTGAAGTTTTCATCATTGATAATGGTGATTGTCCAAACATCAAAGGTTCTGTCTCCAGCAACCTTTAGTGTTCTTCCTCTAAAAGGAATTTCAATAGGAGTAATGTTTGAAGAAGGCAGAGCAGCTGCTTTACAAAGGAATTGAAATTCTTCTTTAGAATCATTTCCAAAGTCACCCATGTTTTCACCACCGGGCCATCCAGTGATGTCAACTTCAAATAGATTAGGACGAGCACCGCCCCCTCTGAGGGCGGATTTAAAATTAGTGATTGTTCTTAAGTTTGCCATTAGTTGTGTCCTCCGTGATTATTGTATCTTAAAATCAAACTCTGCCAGTGACTTCTTCAAAAGCAACACCTGTTCGTGTGGCGACGAACGTCAAGGTGACATAATTAATTGACTTGGTGGGCTTCAGGAAGATGTCTGCTCTGAACTCGTTATTATCAATAACATCAGGTGTGTTATTAGAACTATCACAGATGACTCGGAAGTCAACCAAACCTCTCTTCGCTTGAACATCGCGAAGGAAAGGTTCAACTGCATTAGTGAAGGAAGATCTAGTGATCTCATCATTGAACTCAAACAGTTGATCGTTAGCAAGTCCTTCCAGTGCTTTTTCAACTGTAAGGAAGAGACGACGAACATTAATTCTATCAAATGCAGAAGCAAAATTTAGTGCGGTTCTGTCTCCGTAAAGGACAGTTCCACTTCCAGGTAATGTTATGATAGAGTTGACTCTTGCTTCATACAGAGAATCTCTCTGCGCTTTATTGGGGTTATATGCGAGTTTAATCGCATTGTTAAGGACACCTCTTTGTTGTCCAGCAGGTGAATACCAGGGGAACTGATCAATCTCAGTTCTTACCATCAGTCCTGCAATATCACCATTAGTTGGGATGTAGCGGAATTGATTGTTAAATCTGTCATACATGTACTTATATCCACTATCGAAGACAGCGAATGAAGAAGATGACAGTGAACTGAAGAATCTGATAATATTGTTTGTTTGATCCGTGGTAGAGGAAACATCAACTACATTTGCTCTGTCAGGTGAAATGCAAGCAACGCAATCCTTTCTTCCTTGAGCAACAGAAATTAGTTTTTGTGCTTTTGCCTGTGATTCTGCTTCAGTTGTACAACCAGGGCCCATAAGAAGGAAGTTTACTTCAATCTCATCCTTGTTAGAGAACAATTCATAACCAGCGGTAAGATCGCCAAGAGTGGCAGACATACCTTTATTATCTGTTCCGCTGTAGTCTTTACCATTGGCAAGAGTATAAGTCTTGTTACCGACAGCACTAAATGTTACATCTTGTGCTGCTTGCCCAAACAGTCCCTGAGCAGTTGTAAATGGAGTAAAGGATGCTGAGAATCCGGTGGCGACTGGTTTTGTTCCGTGGAAAGTATCTTCAGCAGCGGAGACATTTCCACCAGCGTAGACATATTTGGAACCTTGTGCTAGGAAATCCTTGTAGAAAGTTCTTTCAGGAGATGCAAGTGCAGATATAGTATCTGATGCTTTTGAAATAAAGGTATTCTTTTCAAGAATGTTACCCTTGATTCCTGTAACTGTTCCAGTGTCATCGACGATAACAACGTGCATTCCGTCGTTCTTACCATTTCTATCAGATACAAACTGACTTGTAACTGGTTTTGGAGCAATTTCTTTCCAGAAGATGGTAGCATTAGTGAGTCCTAATGTTTGCCCATCATACCAGTCAGTGACTGTTCCAGCAGTTCCTGCAAATACATTTATACCTTTACCAGTATTAATTCCTGAGTTATTGACAGGAATAATGGTAGATCCAGATTGGAATGATTTCAGTGGATCAGATTGAACATATGTGATAGGAGTTTCAGTTCCTGCACCAGATACTCTAGAGGTAACCTTAACTACAATGCTACTTGCACTATTTGTGGAATCTGTAGTAACTCCAGTAATGATTCCTTTCAGGAATCCATCAATAGTCTTAGTTGTTCCTACACCTGCCTCAGTTCCACTGAGTGCCATGGTGATACCAAAACCAACTTTAATGTTTGAAGCACCAGGATCATTAGTGGTGATACCAATAACTTGATCTCCAAAATCATCAATCGTTGCAACTTTAATATCACTCAGATATGTGCCAGGGTTTTTACCTGCATAATAGAAGTCTGTCGCTGAACTATAATTTGCATTATAGTCGTCAAAATTCTTAATCTTGAGAGTTGTAGATGCAAGTCCTACACCAGCATTAGCATTATTGAGGTTAGAACCATCAACTCTGACGACTTTAAGTCTTCCGCCATATGATAGGAAGGAGGATGCAGTCATCCAGTATTCATAATGTCTATCTGTAGAGATAGGTTGTCCGAATACTTCAATAAGTTCTTCTTCGGTGGTGATGTCAATTGCCTCAGATACAGGGCCCAAACTAAATGGGCCAGCAATCGCACCGTTATTCTGAAGAACGTTATCAGCTCTTCCTACGGTAAGATCAACCTCCCTTACAAGTATCCCAGGAGATAATTGAGGAGTCGCCATGTTTTTCTCCGTTGTCTCAGTTTATCTAAAGATATTTAGAATTTTAACTATTTTCAACGGGGAAACGTGACGCGAACTACCAATCTGGATAGTCCCAATCCAAAAATGGTGTTTGTTTCTTTCTATTATCTATAATTCTTTTAATAGTACATTCTTTGCATTCATATGAATATGATGACGCAACTGCTCCTCTATCTTTTCTTGTTCTATAATATCCTTCTATTAAGTTCTTATTTTCTCCGCACACCCTACACATTCTATCATTCAGAAGCAGATGCCCCAGTTTTATCTGCTTATCTAAATCCATCAATACTTCCACATGTAATCCATACCACCAGCAGTTTCACCATATTCTGATGCACCAAACCACCGATCACCTTCACTATCTGTAAAACTATCACTACCTAGTCCGTCATCCATAAATCCGAACGGTGCCATATCTTGCTCAATTTGATTTTTCTGCTCTTCGTAAAGTCTCTTCCTTATATCCTGATCGGTAAGTTCTTTAAAGTAATCTTGAGCGACTAACCAGGCATAAATGACAAGACACATTGCTAAGTCATCGTGACAACCATCCTCAGCCTCAAAAGAATTATTTTTTGAGATAAATGTAGTAAGTTCTGATATAATATCTAAATCTTTAAAAAGAAGTTTATCCTCTTCAATCATAGTCTTCAGATTGAGTGCTCCAACCTTCTTGACTGTCTTAGACATCTTAACACCCAATTGAGTCTTCTTACCAGAGAAACCTTGTCCCACAACCTGTCCTGCTCTACCTCTCATAGAGCACATCAAAACATTTTGATATTCTAGATCATAATGAAGTAATGATGCAACTTGATCACCCACATCGTTGACTTCACACAACACATATGCACTGTTGTAGTTTTTTGCCACCTCATATATGATATTAGGAAACAGCATCGGTTTGATGTCATTGTTCCTATACTTTGCAACGATCTTATGAGGGAAAGATGTTATGTCTACACACACAAACGCTGAGTAGTCTTCTCCCACACCTCTTGCAACGTCAACAGTAATCACATAGTCGTGATCTTTGATTGGTTCTTCATAAACATCCAATCCTGCATTAGATTTAAGTGCCTTATCATAAACCAGTGCTTTTAATTTACTAGCAGCAATAAGCGTGTCAATAGATCCTAAAAATTCGCACTCAAACTCAATCTTAAACTGCTGTTCTGATGTGTTCGCAATAGTTTGTTCTTTCCATGCCTCATCTCTACCTGGAACTTCACTCCAGTGAACATCAGTTGGAATATATTCATTCTTACTTTTCTCTGCATCACTCCACATACGGTAGAAATGATTCATACCATGAGGGGTGGATACAATAATTACCTTGGTGTTTTTACCAGAAGTAATAGTAGGATAAACAGAGGCAAAGAACGAGTCAGCAATGTGATTCGGGACGAACGCGAACTCGTCGAGAAAGAGGATGTTAAATGACATACCTCGGACAGCACTCGCAGACGTAGATGCTGCCAATATCTTACTGCCATTTTCTAACTCCAGTGAACCTTTATTCCATGCAATAATACCCTGCTGCATCCACTTAGGCAAGTTCTCATATGCAGTTTGTAATCTGCCTAAAAGTTCCCTAGCTGTTGCTGCTTTGTTAGCGAGTATGCCAATATTAACGCTGTCATTGAAAACCGCGTAATGCAAAAGATAAGAAACCACCGTAGTAGACTTTCCAGTCTGGCGCGGCATTTTGCAGATGTTAAATCTATTTTCATGGAAGTTAGTAATTAACTTTTCCTGAAATCGATATGGTTTGAAAGGAACAAGTCCTTCATCCAAACTAACAATCTTTACATACTTATTGGCAAAATAAACCGGATCCCGCTGACACTGAACAAATTCAATGATTTGTTCTTCAGAAAACTCAATCGGGGTATTCGCTTTTTTTAGATTAGGATTGCCAAGATATACATTATCAGACATATGTTATCAACAGTTCCAGGCTCTTAATGATTTATTGATTCTGCTATCAGGATCATTAGCTGTCTTGGCAGAAGTTAGTTTTTTCTTCATTCCTTTCATTCTTGCACAGAATGATGCTCTTCTCTTATTACCAACCTTCTTAGAGGGTGCCTTCAGATCAGAACCAGGGTTCTCTCTTTCATAAGACTTACGTCCTTTTTCATTGAGTCCGCCTTCTTTGTTTTTACCTGCCTTTCTTGTCCAAGCAGCAGATTTTTCAAGAATTGCTTCCTCTTTTTTCATTTCATCAGCATCTTTTCTTAATGCTTGATTTCTTTTTTTAAGAATCTGCATGTCGATTTGTCCCTTCTTCTTTTGAAGGGCAATCTCTTGAGGAGAAAGAGGTTTTTCCATCTCAAGAATTGTTTCTTCATTTCTAGGAACACAATTAGGAACCATTTTGTTTCCTTTCTTTTTCATTCCTTCCATTTTATGAGAATCCCAGCAGGGATCATTCTTATACTTTTTTTCGGTTAATGTCCCTTCGGCATCTTCAAAGATTTTTCCTGATGCTGTTGTGTCATTTGTAGTAACTTCATCAACAGTTTCGATTTCTCCTGCTCTTTCTTCAGTGACTTTGAAAATTGGTTGTCCTGGTTCATAGTCCGAGACTTTGAAAAACGTTAGTTTTGCGCCAGGATAAACTTTGTTGATTTGATCAATAACGTCGGATCTGCTAGGAATACCAACTCTAGGAAAGAACATTTTAATTACAAATATTCTACCTCTAAAGACAAAATTTGCATCAATAATATTACCAATTTTAGCGGGAAGTCTTACTGCTTCTTCAACCGACTCTTTTCTAGTTGCTTTCTTTTTGACACAATTTGGATATCTTTTTCCAAACATAGTCTTCATTCCTTTTTTCTCGTATCCAGGCCAGCACTTCTCTGTTAGTTGATCCCAGGAAAGTCCTTC